GTAGGTAATTCATCTTCTAGGTATTGTGTTGCAGTCCAAGTATCAAAATTATTTCCATTTTCAACGTAAATAACAAGTGTACTAATATCAACCTGTGATTCTAGTAATGCTAATACCTGGTCAGCTTCACCAGTAGAATAACCAATTAATTCTCCATTAATATCAGGAGTAAGTGCCGTGCTTGCCTGGTTAGAGTTAAGTGTAGAAACATCCATACCATGTTTTGCCAGTACAGTGCTACTTCCTGCAGTACCATCATCGTTTATAAACGGGATAACTGCTTGGGCTTTTGTGGTAAATATAACCTGAGAAACTACTCCATTATTAGAAATTTCTGCAAGTAGTTGAGTTCCTTCTGGAACCGTAACATACCCAATATTATGTACAAACCCAGTTACTGCATTGTTTATAGAAATATCCGCGTATTTAACAGTTCCTCCAGATGCTGAACCACTTAAACTTGCAAGTACTGTAAATGTGTTAGTTGTAACAGCAGTAACAGTTTTGTTTGCCAAATTATATGTTCCAGTACTAAACCCAGAAGTTGTAATTATTTCATTCTGTAGGATTCCGTGAGGAACCGAGGTAGTAAAAACAACGTTTGTTCCGTCACCAACTGCGGACACTGTTAAATTTAATGGTACATATTCAATTGAATTAGCACCTAAATCTTTAGAAGTAATAGTAAAAGTACCATTATATTCGCTTCTAGAAAGACCAGATACGTTTACTTTATCTCCAATACCAATAGACGGATTAGCATTTACGTTATCATTAGGAATGATTAATCTTGCTGTTCCACCTGTAAGGTTTGTTGCACCAATTTGACCTCTATACCCTACATTAATCGAGTTAGTTAAAGTTACGTTTACAGTTGCTGCTGTGTACCCACCAGCAGTATACCCAAGCATTGAAGCTAAGTTTAATACATTTTGTCGTTGAGTTGCTGTTCCCAAATAAGACTCATTTGCAACTCGGTCAATATAATAATTAATAAGGTCACCCATATACGCAAAAGTTTCAACAAGAGCAACACCAAAGTCTGAAGGGTCATTACCAGCCCACTTACCCCCGGTTCGTTCCTGGACTCGACGAATAAGGGCATCGCGCAAGGCGTAGTAGTCTCTACTTGTATAGTCGATAGAAACTGGGATATTACTGACAGGAGTTGTCATCGGGTCTCCTCATAAGGTGGGGTAGTTTTGTTTATAGTAACTATGCTTACTGCGGTAGTTGTAGTTTCCTGGTTAGGTAAAGAGTATGTCACGTCAGCTGTAGTCATTCCTTCAAGCTCATCATGCGTAACATAAACGTTATCCAAGGTCAACAGTGGCAAGTAGTTTGTAAAAACAGCAGTTATTTCCTTAGTAATACCCGCGTTTAAAGCATCTTGCGTATCAAAAAATAGCTCAGGAATTTTAGTTCCATAATTAGAACGCATTACTCGTTCACCTAAAGCAGTTCCTACAGCAGATTTGACTCTAGCTTCCCAAATTTCAATCTGTCTTGAAGTTTTTAAAATATTACCGTAACCATCAATTGTAAAAGGTAGGCTAATTGCGTACTCACCAGAAGTTAATTCATTCATCAAACAGCACTAGCCTTTCCACTTTTCCATACAGCAGGAGTACGGTTATACCCTTGGTTGTCTGCCTTTACCATGTGGTGCCCAAATACTGCTTTAGCATCTGACCTTGAAAACAACTTAGAGTGCTTGCCTTTGTTCTTTAAAGCCTCGTTCAAGTTTACACTGCCCTTGGTGGTATTATCTCTGCTTCTAAACACAGATTCTGAGGTGTCACCAAGGCCATCAGAAGCCAACCTTAATTCAGCCATATAGTCCCCAACCCTGTGTAGGGTGTGCGTAACTTCTTTAATTAACCAATAACCGTCTGTAAGCTCGCCAGTACCTTGAATAAGAACTGTACCAAAAGGCATCAATCTAGGGTCTCCTTGACCTTTGGCATGGGCTGGTAAAGCAAACCTTGAGGTGTTAGCTATTCCATCAGCAGCCTGAGTTACAGCAATACCCCCATTTGCTACTATGCCTGTTTTAAAGTCATTAAAAAGTACATCACTAACGTTATCTCTAACAGAGTTTCCCAGCTGGTTTGGCTTAGAAACGTGAACAGAGGCTATGTTAGTTATTGGGTCTACACCACCAACTACCTTGTTCATTCTCATCTCAGGCACATTTTCAATATGCTCTCCATTAAAAGCCTTAAAGTAATCTAGAGTCCTGTCTAAATACATTGTGTTAAGGACTGTTGGAGTAGAATCAAAACTCATTACAGGAGTAGTACTAAAATGCTCATCAATAATGTTGTCAATAGGCTTAAACGTTAGATTAGTGCCATCTATGACAAGCCCATATCCAATTTTCTTAGCTTGCTCGTGCATCCATTCCCAGTATGAATGACCAGTCATTGCTAACTGTGGAAACCTTCTTGCATCATTTACTCCCGAGTAATTTAAACCAAATTCTTTAGCAATAACCTGAACAGCTTCTGGAACAGATGAGTTATAAAAAACTCGAGTCGCCCTTTGTTTTAAAGGGTAGCTGGCTCCAACACAATGTATCTTCATAGCCACATCTCGTGAGCTGTTAACAATTCTATCAATAGAGGATACGTAGCCAACCCAAGTTCTGCTTAGACCTTCTTGAGTCCACGTAAACTCCACAAGAACACCTGTTTTAACAGTATCAAAATAAAGAGGGCTAACCATAGAGTACTCAAGAATCGCAACATCATGGTTGTATTGTTTCTGTATTAAATCAATACGAAGAGGCTGTGCACTAAAAGACGGAAGCGATGGCCAACTAACTTTAAACTTAGTACCCTTGCGGTACTTATTATGAGTGATGCTAGACACTTGGAATCCTTATTGTTGCGCCAATAGGAATTGAAAAAGGGTCCAAATACTCAGGATTCAAATCCATTATTTGCCACCAAAAAGCAGCACTTCCTAATAAAAGCTCTGCAATATGGTCAATGCGGTCTCCATCAACCCAAGTGTAGTAATAGAAAGGAGACTTGATTACAGGCCAATCACGATAAACAGCTACGACGTATTCACCAGTTCTAGCATCTTGTGCTTTTAGAACTGTTCCAGTTGCGTATCTACTATCTGAATAAATCATAACTCTCCTTAGTTAATATACGGGTTTGTTCCAAGGCCACCGCCACCAACACCAAGGTTACCCATATCATATTGACCTCGTTGGTCATCTCTACCGTAACCAAAATTAGCGCCCTTACCGCTTTCAGGTGCAGGGGCCGGCTCTGTAGGACTGTTAACCAATGGGTAATCAGGTAGACGAGCAAACGCTACGGATACGTTAGTAAACAGCGGAACCATTTGTTCATTAAAAATTACGTGCTCAATTTTAAGGCTAGTAACTGTGCCTAAGTATCTAAGAGATTTACCTAAATGCAGTTCTACAGGACGAGCTCCTAGATAACCCATGTCAGCAGTTTGGTTATTTCTTAAATAGCTTTTAAGCGTGTAGCCAAGCAATGTTCTAAGCAAGTACTCTACGTCGTACATTGTTCCCATTGTATAGATTTGTTTTTGAGCTGCAGCACTAGGCTGCTTTCCTGCGTAAGCTTTTTGTCCTCGTGGCTTTAACCTACCGTTTTCATCGTAATACTTCATGTCAAACATGCGGTTAATAAGAAGCTGGAAGCTAATAGTGCTTTGAGTAATATTGGTTCCATACAACACAAACTTATCTTGACCACTGATTTCAAACCCTTGGTCAACGTTAGGCATACCGGAATAGTCCATAGAAATAGTTGCAGGGTTATACATAAATTGGAAACCATAATTAGTTCCATAAGTACTTACCGAGCTAGGAGGTTTCTGGTTACCCTGGTACTCAATTGCATTTGATGGAGGGATATAAGATACAATCATTCCCTTGCTGGACTTAGAGCCAGACCAAAGTTCATTCGCAGAAGAAACCACGCCAGGTCGGTTAGAAGAAAACCCAGCAGCAGTTAAGAAGCTGGCTCTAGTGCTGTAGTATGCGTCAACAACGCTAGGAGAATTGTACTCTATAGTATTACTTGGCTTTGTTATGTGTCCTGCGTTATACCCAGGAGTATCCATAAAAGCTCCAGGAACAACAGTGTTTGCATTAGCTCTAGTAGCAATAATCGCAGACTGAGAATTGTTTAAAGAGTTTTCATTTAATTGTGCCTGTAACTCGGAAATTTGAGAAAGTTTAGTAGCTTTTTCAGCCGTCTTTGATACGACAACAGAGTCATTAGTTGGGTTATTTCCAGCACCTACTGTAATCATGCGTGCTGCTATCTCATTATCAAGTACCGTTATATCAGATTGAAGCTGAGCAATTCGTGTTTTTAAATCAGAGGTAGCAAGGCTACTTCGTACGGATTGAATCATAGCCATTATAGACTCCCAAGGTTAGATGTCAAAGATTGGTTGTTTAGATACTCTTGAACATACTCGGCAAATTTCTTTGCTGATTCCGGTGTAGAGTCTTTAATATTTACAGTAATTCCACCGACGTTGTTAGTAACGTTGCCTCCTGAGCCGCCATTACCACCAGATAAGCCTGTATCTCCAGCATTTGCGTACTTATTAGCAGGAGAACTAGAACTGCTTGATATTCCATACTTTGAGGTAAGGTCTCCAATAGTTCCAGCAGAAAGAGAGTTTAAAG